CCTTCCGGCGCCGGCTTGAAGTTCGACTCCGGTTTCCTCGCGTAAATCGGCATCTTCCTCGCCTCCTCGCGTTTGACGGGATCCTCGTCCCATATCGCCTTGGTCCACCACGCCCACCACTCACGCTTCCTACGGTCGCGTTCCGTCTCCCGGATCGCCCAACTCAGTGCCGCATCTCCCACCGGCGCCGATCCAGATCCTCGGCTTCCGGCAGCGTGAGCGGGACGAACCGTCCCTCCACCAACCGCCAGAAGTAGGTCTCGCCGCAGTTCCGGCACTGGCGCATCAGCGCGGAGCCGCCGACCTGCTCCGTGTCCCTGGATCCGCACCGGCAGGTCGGACCGCCTCCCTTTCCGGTGGTCGGTCCGGGCGCCACGACGCCGACGGGGTCGCCGGCCCGCACGTGGCCGGAACTGACGACGGTCACGAGCGCCCGGTCCGGCGTCACGCCAACTCCTTCATCACGCGGGCCACCCGCTCCACGATGGCCACCGACACGAATTGGCTCAGGTTCGTCGGCACCATCGACTCCCGGTTCATCCTCTCCACGGCCGCCTTCGCCGCGTCGTACGCCTCGTCGAAGACCGCGATCGTGTGGAACGTACGCGGCTTCTTCTTGGTCGCCTTCTTCACCTTCAAGACGCCTCCCTCCTTCCCGAGTGTTCGCGCCAACAGTCGTTGCACGCGCCCTGCTCCGCCTTCTCCCTGTTGCTCATGGTGCGCCGGCAGTACGGACAGGCCATGTCGGCGGTCGGGTCCAGTTCGATCTGCCCCGTCTCCGGCACCACCTTCACCACCTGGATCCCGCGCTTCGTGATCGCCTCGAGCTCCGCCTCGGTCTCCGTACCCTTCCAGATGTACTCGACCGCGGTCGGTCGGAAGGCGTGGAACACGCCGGGCCGGAACTTGGCCTCCTCGCCCATCTTCTCCTCACGCGGCGCGGCGATCGGCACGATCCCGTCCGGGACCGCCTTCCGGTGCGCGAGCAGCACCCACGTCCCGATCTTGAAGTCCTTCGGGACCGCCGGGATCCGACGGGACACCCCCATCATGGCCGCCTCCTTGGTGAACTCGGCCGGCGTTCCGTAGTACTTCTCCCCCACCCACAGGAGGCCGGCCCTCCCGCCGAACCCGAGCCCGTCGAGCTGCGCGAGCGGACAGCGGTCGTAGTGTTCGGCCGGCGCGTGCGGTCCGCGCGGGAGCGCGAGGAGCGCCTTGGGATCGATCCACGTCCAGCCGCGCGTCGGCTTGACGCCGGCGTGGCAGGTGGGACAGACCTCGAGGGCGACCGGCAGGGCGGAGCAGGGTTCGGAGAGACCGCCGGAGACGAGGTAGAGTCCGCCCGGCTTGCGGTAGCCGCAGCCGCGACGGCGTTCGATGCTGGTGCGGATCGGTGTCATCTTCGTGCCTCCATCGGTGAGGGGATCATCGCGTCGTGAGCATCATCTCGTCAACAACTATCTTGCGGAATCTTTCCGGTCCCGCAACTCGGCGTCGAGCAGGCGTTTCAGCCTGTCGGCTGTGATGCCGATGTAACCCGCGGACGTCGCGGCGCCGCCCAGGTCGTCGTTGTCGAGGTGCGTCGCCACGGACTCCGTCGCGTTCCGCGTGACGTCGAGCAGCTCGTCAGCCTGCGCCCGCTTGGTCGGTTCCATCCTGACCACCTCCCCTCCTCTCCGGCCGCACCACCCGGAAATCGGTCGAGTAGCCGTCCTCCCACTCCTCGGTGTACGGCTGGAGCTCGGTGCCGTCCTCCAGGACGATCGCCTCCACGGCCATCGACGTGCCGCGGGGCAACCTGTCGTTGTGTTCGCGTCGCTGGCGGACCGCCACGATCCGCTTGCCGATGACGCCGCGCGTGTTCACGTCCTGCTCCTCAACGTGGCGACGTACGTCTCAAACGCGACGACGACCTCCGGCTCCATGTAGATCCGGTTGCTCGGATCATTCGGTAGGCCGTTCTCGGTCGTGAGCCAGATCCCGTTGCCGTCGAACTGCGCGTACACGCTGTCGCCGAGGTAGGTCTTACCCGGATCCGGCATGGTCCGCCTCCTTCCGTCCGAACACCCGCGCGTACTCCGCGGCCGTCCTCACGATCTCCGGCAGCTTGTCGGTGGCCCCGGTCCAGGATCCGCCGCCCCACCAGTAGCCGGCCGCCTTGAGCGCGTCGATGACCGCCCGCTCCGGCCGCTCGGTGAACGTGACCCGCGTGTAGGCGGTCCCGTCACCGGCGGCTCCGAGGTCCACGATCGACACGCCGCCGGCGGCCTCGGCCGTCTCGGTGCGCGCTGTGCGCGCCTTGATGGTCACGATCCGTTCCTTGTCGGTGGCGATCCGCTTCCGGAGGTTCGCGTTCCGGTAGGCCGGGATCGCCTGCTTCTCCCAGTGGCACCGCGCGAGCTCCTCGGCGATGCCGAGCGCCTCCGCGCGCGTCAGCACTCCGGTCGCGACCAGGTGCGTCAGCTTGGCCGCCGGATCCGCTCCGGGTGCCTTACGGTACGCCTTGTTGATCGCCGTGTTCCGGTCCGCCTGCGCGGTGAGTTCCGTGATCCGCGCCTCGAGTTGCTGGACCGCGTCGGCGTCGTCCGAGAAGATCGACCGCTCGAGCGCGCGTTCCAGGCCGTCCGCCTTGCCGTCGTGGTAGTCGGCGACCTTCAGGTTCTCGAACCCGCGGTCCGTCGCGGCGATGATCCGCGCGCGCTCCGGGATGTGTCCGGGCTGCGTGTTGAAGGCGACGTCGCCGCGGTACTTGTCGCCGCGGGCGAGCAGCGCGTTCCCCTTGCTCCGGCGTCCGTCGGCCCACTCGCGCCGGCGCTCCGCCTTCCGTTCCAACCGTTCACGTCTGGTCATCGCGGCCTCCTTCGCACTTGGTGAGTTTCCCCGCGTCCATCGCGGCCTGATCGCGCGTCGCGTGCACGTCCACGAAGTTCCCGCCGTGTCCGCTCGGTCGCTTGCAGGCGACGCCCACCGGCGCCTGACACTGCGGGCACGGCACCTCGAGTGCCGGGTCCCGCGGCCAGGTCCGGCCGCATCGTCTGCAAGTGATCGGTTTGGACTTCACGCGGCCTCCTTCGACTTGTCCGTCCCGATGCACCGCGGTGAGCCGCGCGCGGCACTTGTCGCAGGTCGGGAACCGGACCGGACCGACCGCCGACACGGTCACGAGGACCGCGGTCGCCGGCGCCGAGCAGTTCCGCACCGCGCATCGGGTGTCGGGTTTGAGGGTCATGGTTTGGTCACCCTGGAGGCCATCACCAGCGCGTTGTGCGCGGTCTGGTCGGCCTCCTTCTGGCGGATGTACGCCTGAGCCTGCTCCGGTTCGCACGCACGTCTCACGATGACCGGCGCGCCGCCGGTGAACGGCCAACGGAGCACGATGACCTTGTCCTGGTCGAGCGCATCCGGCCGGATCGTCCACTTGAACTTGCGGAGCCTCATGCGGCCTCCTGGAACCACGGCGCCCACTGCTTCCCGGCCGCCTTCAGCCGTTCGCTGCGCTCCCACTCCATCTCGGCCGACCACTCGTAGACCGCCGTGTACTGGGCCTCGTACTCCTCACGCCGCGCCTCGTCCTCGAAGCAGGCGTCGTAGGCCGCCTCGGCCGCCGCCATCCCGTCCTCCGTCGCGTCCCACCGTTCCCTGGTCTCCTCGTTCATCGCGTCTCCCTCCTCTGTCCACCATTATGATGCGGGAAACGTCGCATGGATTCAACAACTATTTTGCTGTATCGTCGCAACGTGGGTCGGGACAAAGGCTACATGCTCCCCCATTTCCTGGCCTCGCCCCACAGCGCGGACAGCGGCCGGTAGGCCGGCATGAACAGGTCCTCCTCGATCTCCGTCCGGTAGATCTCCTGCCCGTCGAGCTCCCGGGTGAACTGCGACATCCGCTTCTCGGCGAAGTCGCAGATGTCCGTGAGCGCGTCGGCGAAAGCCTTCTGGTTGTGCTCCCCGACGATGTAGCGCACGTCCTTGATCGTCATGTCGCCTCCGTGGGTGTGGGCGGCGTCCGGTACAGGTCCCGGAGTCTCCGGGTCTCGATCGGCGCCTGACGGATGGTCAGCTCCCGCGCGTAGTACCTGCCGGTCTTCTGGAAGGAGACCAGGCAGAGGTAGGTGGGCTCCCCGGTGACCGGGTCGGAGCTCGCTGCCTCCGAGCAGGCGAACCCGCCGGCGAAGTAGATCGGCGGCAGCACCTCCAGGAAGTACCACCAGTTCTTCTCGCTGGTGCGGACCCACGCGCCGGGGTTCTCGTCCACGGCGGTCGGCGTCCACTGCTCGGCGGTCGTCTCGACGACCTTCAGCTCCTGCACGGTGTCTGTCATCGGTCCTCCTTCGTGATCCGGTGGGACAGCCTCGCGGCGAGGTCCTTCGGGATCCACCGCACGATCAGCCTCGGCGTGTTCACCGCGCGCGCCGTTTGCGCGGCCGCGCGCTGCCAGTCGTCCGACCACTTGCGCCCGACGCCGTAGCCGGGCACGTGTCGGTTGATTCGGTCGTGCAGACCCTCCGCTAGCCGCGCCAGGATCCGCGCGGCGGAGTCCGCGAAGTAGTCGAAGCCGGCGACCTGCGCGTCACGGTCCATGTCGAGGAGCGCGCGCCAGGACCGGACGTACTCGCCGAGCGTGACCTGCCGGCCGTTCGGGAGACCCACTACGCGTGTCGTCATGCACCCTCCTTCTCCATGGCGGCCCGCGCCGCACCGGATCCGTACCGCTTGTCGTAGGCGGCCTCCTGGAGCTTCCGTAGCGTCGCCTCGCACCGTTCCGCCACGGCGTCGTAGCTGTCGGCCGCGTTCCCGTCGGTGCCCTCCGTCCAGAGCGTCCAGGACGCCGCGTGTCCGGAGCGGATCGTCGTGCCGGCGCCGCGGAGCGCGACCAGCGCGGCCGCGTCCTCGTAGTACTTGAAGGCGGCGACGTACTCGCCGGTCGGCGTGTAGACCTTGATGTTCGGGGTGGCTCCCATCAGATCCTCCCTTCCGGTTCCGGCGGTCCCATGCCGGTCGCCGAGTCGATGCTGTTCTGCGTCTCGTCGATCTTCCGCGTGAGCCATCCCACCAGCCGCGAGTTGGCGGCGTCGGTGGCCAGCTTCAGCGAACGGTCGAGCATCTCCATATCCTCCTCGAGCTCCGCGACGTCGGCGCCCGGCGTGTTGATCGGAACAGCCTTCGGCTTCTCCGCGTCCAGCAGGCGGGCCATCGCGCTGTCGTTCTCCATACGTTCCTCCTTCACAGTCCGTAGGACTGGGCAAGGGATTCGTTCTGTTCCTCGGTCGACGCCAGCACGCACTCGAAGGCGATCCGCGCCTCCCGCGCGAACGTCGCACGGTCGAGCGAGTCGAGCGTCCCGCGTTCCAGCCGCATCCACGCCTCGACGTGGCGCGCCTGGTTCGGGAAGCACCGCAACCGCTCGGTGATCATGTCCTGGTAGAAGGTCCTCATTTCGTCCCTCCTGATCTCAGCGCGGTCGCGAGCGCGTCCTCGAACGTCGCACCCTCGCCGAGGATGTTGTCCCAATCCAGCTGCCAGAGTCCGAACTTGTCCTGCTTCTCCAACGCGACGCACCACACCATCTGGTGCTTCCGCGCCGGCGCGGCCGGGTCCCTCTCGGCACCGACGGCCGACCTCTTGAAGACGCGGACGTGCCGGCCGCCGAAGGCCGCCGTGGCCGACTTCTGGACCTGCGCCATCGTCGGTCTCACGCATCCTCCTGGGCGTACCGGAGGGCGCGCGCCGCGGCCGACTTGGCCGGGAGGTCGTCCTCGTACCAGTCGCGGTACGGCTGGTCGGGAAGGTCGTCCGCCGCGAGGCCGGCCTTGGCCTCGAGCCACGCGTCCACCGCCTTCTTCCACTGCTCGAAGGTCTTCTTCATCGGTCCCTCCGTTTCCGGGTCCCCGACTCCGCTTCCGCCGCCCCACCCCTCTCCACTTGTTTCGATTCCATAGTGGGGCCTGGGATTCATAAAAGAAACAATTATTTTGCGATAACGCCGCACCAGCCTCGCAAGTCCTTGCGGGTGACGCGCTTGCGGGTGGCTGATTTTTGACGCAAAACAGTTGTTGAATCTCTGATGTCCATGGCGCATCATAACAGTGTGAGAGACGGGAGAGACAGGAAGGACGGAGGAAGGAAGGGAGGAAGGGACATGAAGGACATGAGACAGGCCGCCGGGAACCACCGGTTCCCCTGCGACGCGTGCGGGAAGGAACGGCCGGCCAGGATGATGAGACGGTACGCGGACGACGCCGGGAAGTGCACGATGCGGTGCGCCGGGTGCGCGCCGGCCGGACAGGCCGGGAACCCGCTGTTCACCATGAAGTACGCGATGCAGAGGGCGGCGTGAACGCCGACCGCGACAGGGACGGGACGGACCAGCGGGAACGCGCACCGTGGCTCGAGACCTTTGGGCGGACCGCGCGGGAGTACGTGGCGGAGATGGCGGCACGGATGGACCGGATGGCCGCGGAAGTGGGACCGGGTACCAACCGCGGTGCGACGATCCGGGCGCGCACCGCCCGGGCTGCCGGTGCGACGGCGGCGAACCCCTACTCTAACGACGGAGGTAGGATGAGCAAGGCTGGAAGGTTGATGCAGCGAGGGTGGCTGAAACTCGCGGTCCGCGAACGGGCGGCCGCGGTGCTGGACAGGACGCTCACGGTCGCCTACCGCGGACCGCGGACGTTGAACGCCAGGACGCGCGTGGCGCGGTTCCTGGACACCGGTCAGGGCAACATCATGCAGATCCTGAAGGACCTGACCTGGCTCGAACAGGTGGCGAAGGAGGTGGCGTGATGGAAGGCGGATGGTTCGACCCGGAGGCGATCGAGTCCGAACGGCTCGACGCGGACATGGAGCAGGCGGAGCTCGAACGCGAGGGGAACCTGGCGGCGCGGGCGCTCCGACGGATGCGGAAGCTGCGGGCGGCCGGCAAGCTGGCGGAGGCCGCGGCGGCGTGCACGCACGGATGGACCCGGGGGCACGGACCGTGGCCGCGACCGGCCGGCGCGCCGGACGACAACGTGTGCAACCACTGCGGATCGGTGATCCGCGGGTTCGGCCGGGACGCGGAGGTGCTCGAGCCCTGCCGATTCGACCCGGAGGACGGAGAATGATCGACAAGGCGACGCTCGAGACGACGTTGATGGAGCTCAGGAAGGAGTCCAAGCGCGCGTGGGACGCGATCGGTGACGGCGACGAGGACGACTCCGGCTGGCGCCGGCGCGCGACGGTCTACGCGAAGGACGTGGAGCGCGCGGAGGAGTCGGTGGCGCGGTTCGTCTCCTGGATCGCGAATCTCGACTACGCCCGCGCTGGCGAGGGTTGGGGCGATTGCATCCCCGGAAGCGATCATAGCTGCATCTGCGAGGTGTCCCGATGAGCGCGCCCGCGAATCCGCGCCCTCGGCCAATGAGTAAACTTCCGATCAAGCCCGGAACACGATGCGAGTGCGCGAATATCGAATGTCCGGCGGGGTCCTACTGCCCCAATAAGGCGGTCGTTAAGGTGACAATCCGCAAACTCGTTCCTGTTGGACGCGGCAAAGGCTACAAAACCTATCTTATGTGTCGATTCTGCGCCTCATTCCACGAGAGGGCGAGAAAGTGAGCTTTGCCATGAGTGAAGGATGGGGCACGCCCGTAGAGGGTGTTCAGATGCATTACTTCCGCCGAGGAAAATCGCTTTGCGGGCGGAAGAAGTTTTTCGGCCCGCCGATGCTTCTGCGCGAACGCGGAACCGTGAATGAGAATCTCGCGTGCGCCAGGTGTCTCGCCCGCCTCGCCAAGGTGTCCCGATGAGCGCGCCCGCGATTGATGCCCAGGTCAAGGCGAGCCCGAACGGTGGTTGGAATCTCGTGGTAAACGGTCGCGTCGAGGTCGCCGACGAGTCCTACGCGGTCTGCGAGGCCGTGTGGTGCGAACTCATGTCGTCTCTGCCGCGCCCGTATTCCGAGGCGTCCGAGATCGCCGACTCGATCCGCGCCGACCACGCGCAGGCCCAACGATGACCGACTCTGCTACTGGCCCGCCTGATGTGGAGGCTAGCGTTCTGTCCACCCTTATCCACGGCGAGTTCGACCGCCTTCGCGCCGAAGTGATTCGCGTGCATCTTTCCGCACTTGGCACTGGCCGTAGCCTCGCAAAATAGTTGTTGAATCCATGCGACGTTTCCCGCATCATAACGGTGTGGGAAGGGAGGTACCGATGGAACTGACGATCTTCGACGCGGTGACCGGGAGGTCGCGGACGCTCGCACGGCACGTCGAGGCTGTACGCGAAGCGCGCGCCTACGCACGGCGGTGCACCCGGATGGAACCGCACTACCGCCGGCTGCTGGCGGTGCTGCGGACCGAGGCCGACCGTCACGACGACGGCGCGGTGAAGGACCTCTTGAACGACACGGCGACGTGTCTGGAAACGGAGGCCGCATGACGAGGTACGACGTGTATGCGACGCCAATGGCGTCGGCCACGCTTCCAGGACCGCGGACCGAGGCCGAGACCAGGTCGTGGATCCTGATCGCCTCACGCATGACGCGCGAACGCGCGGAGCGGTACGCCGCGGCCGCCGTGGAGCGGAGCGGCTGGAAGGGCGCGCGGGTGTTCGAGGCCAAGTCGCCCGGCGCGATGGTGTACGAGATCGGTGCGGAGGCCGACACGCCGGCCGGCCCGGACGGCGACCCAGGATCCGCGTGCGGCGCCGGCTGCGGCTGGTGCGGGCGGTGCACGTGAGCCGCTGGGCGGTGTACGAAGCCTCGCGCGGCCGCTACCGCGCGCGTCCGTACGACGTGGCGCGCGACGGTTGCGTCTGCATCGCCGGCGGCACCGGCGCGGAGAGCCGTGGCCGGGCGCTGCGCCTGGCCGCGGGATTCAACGACGACGTGGACAAGGCGCGCGCCGACCGGCGCACGCGGATCCTCACCCGCACCACGGAGGTCCCATGCTCTACCATCGCGACATCCTGAAGGCCGCCGGCGCGTTCGTCTCGAAGGACAAGACGCGGCCGGCGATCACCGGGCTGCGCCTCAAGGGCGGCACGGTCGAGGCGACCGACGGTCACGCGCTCGTGCGGTTCGGCGCGAACGGCGCCCGCGCGGACGAGTTCCCGCAGCTCCCCGGCGTCACGGCCGCCCCGGCCGAGCTCCAGGCGATCGTGCCGATGCCGGCGGTCAAGGCCGCCTGCGCGGCGACCGCGCGTCGCGGATCGCTCCCGATCCTCGAGCACGTCCTGCTCGCCGTGCCGGACGGCGCCGACAAGGTCAAGCTGGCGGCGACCGACCTGGACACGAACTACGTCGGCGAGAGCCGACCCTCCAGCGACGTCTTCCCGGCCACCGACAAGGTGTTCCCGTCCGGAGAGCCGGTCCTGCGCGTCGGGTTCGACGTCTCCATCCTCGCGCGGGTGTTCGGCGCCCTGGAGAAGGTGGCGCGCGGCACGACGGCGCTCGACACCGTCACCCTGGAGTTCCACGGACCGGGTAAGGCGATGGTGTTCAGGTTCGACACGGCGCACGGTGCGGCGACCGGCCTGGTGATGCCGGTCCTCCTGACGGAGGACGCCGAGAAGGTGGCCGCCGCCGCCGCTCGTCGCCTGTCCGCGAAATAGGCGCACGGACGCGCCGGAACGGCCGCGCGAATTTTTCCGCTTGCCGGCTCCGGACGGCGGGCGTAATTTCCGGCCTTCGAGCCGTGAGCCGCGTGCGGGCCTCTCCCGCCGGGCGTCGCGGACGGGGTGGTGGACGGGACCGAATCCTCTCATGACGGACAGACTCGACGGACCGAGACGTTCCGCGCTGATGCGCGGGATCCCACGCGCCGGCACCGCGCCGGAACGAGCGGCGCGCGCGATCGCGCGGCTCTCCGGCCTGCCGTACCGCATCAACTCCTCCGGCCTGCCCGGCTCGCCCGACCTGGTCTTCCCGACCGAACGGATCGCCGTGTTCGTGCACGGCTGCTTCTGGCACCGGCACACGTGCGCCCGCGGCCGACGCGTGCCCGCCACCAACACCGCGTTCTGGACGGACAAGTTCTCCGCGAACCGCCGGAGGGACCGGCGCGTCACCGAGCGCCTCCGCGCGATGGGATGGGAGGTCGTGACGATGTGGGAGTGCGAGTTGTGACGAAGCCCGCACCGACCCGGACCTGCGCCACCTGCGGCGGCGGCGTCATCGGCCAGCCGTGGGCACGCGGGCTCCGGCCCAAGTGCGTGCAGTGCGGACACTGGGAGGAGGATTGCAGGTGCCCGCCACGTGAGGGTCACGTCCGGCGGGAGCCGGAGAAACCTAAGACCAGGATGAAGGTGGTGGCGCGTTCGACTGACGGAACGGGAGGCGAAACTGAGAAGCGCAAACCCGGTCCCACCACCGTAGATCCAATCGAGGCCGCGCTCGCGGTCCTGCGCGGCGAGCGCGACGAGATCCAGGACGTCATCGACCGGCTCGAACGTCGCCGGCAGATCTGGCGCGGAGGGAAGGACGCATGAGACCCGGCGACCACTGGCCGGTGCCGGCACCGCCGGTCCGGAAGATCCTCACGCACGGACACCTGCGGCTCCGGCACGGCGAGCCCCACTGGTTCGGCGCCGAGGATCCGACGTGCACGCATCCGTCGGTACGCGAGATGTGCCTGCACAACGGGGTGACGCGGATGTTGGTGGGCGTCGGCTACTCATGCACGTGGTGCGACGCGATCTGGACCGCGATGTGGCATCCGGAGGATTGCGGCTTCCTCCCCAAACGCTGGCGTCCCGTCGACGTCCCGTACTACGGCCCGACCTCGAACTTGGTGGGGAGGTGCGCGTGAGGCTCGGATCCTGGCAGTTCCTCGAGACGGAGCGCATCGCGGACGATCCCGTCCTCGGCCCGCTCCTCGTCCGGCACAAGATCGTCAAGGGGCCGGCGTTCGGCCTGTGCGTGCACGAGCTCCGCCGGTCCGACTACGACCGCGCGCTGCACGACCATCCCTGGTGGTTCGTCTCGCTCGTGCTCCGCGGCGGGTACTGGGAGGAGTACCACCTGGCGGACGTGCCAAGGTGGGGCGATCCGTTCATGCAGGACGGCGTCACCTCCTTCGAGGTGCGTTCGACGCGCTGGCGCGGTGTCGGCTCCGTCGCGTTCCGTCCGGCGCGGTGGCGACACAAGGTCCGACTCCTGACGAAGGCCACCTCACACGCGTACCTCACCGATGCGGAGTACGAACGGTCGAGGCTCGACCCGGACCGCGACCGTTCGATCCCCGCCTGGACGCTGATCCTCATGGGGCCGCGCGTCCGCCGGTGGGGATTCTGGGTGGACGGGAAGTGGTGCTGGTGGCGGAGACACGATCCCGCACGGAACATCTGCGCGGACGACGTGCTCCACACCGGAGGCGGCGATTGAGGATGCGGAAGCTCATCCAGGAACAGATGGCCGCCGGCATGAGGCGGTGCGGCCGCTGGCCGGTCCGGATCCTCGTCCCGCCCTCCATGCGCGAGGAGTTCGTCGAGGAGGCGCTCGAGCAGCTCCGCTACTTCGCGCCGAAGCTGGTGGACGGCGACATCACCGACGACCTGCTGAAACAGTACCTCGGCGTGACGATCGAGTTCACCGACGAGGCGATCGACGGACCGTACGCCATCTTCCCGGGGCGCGACTGATGCCGCGCGTCATGGGCAGCCTGGCGAACCACGTGTGGATCCAGGTCGAGGACGGTGCCTTCACCTGCCGGTACTGCCGCACCGAGATGCGGTGCGTCCACGGTCCGGACGGACTGCTGACGGCGCACATCTACGCCGGGACGTTCCGGATGGTCGACGTCATGCTGATGTTGCGCGGCGAGAATCCCGGCGCGCTTGTAGTGGGCGAGGAGGGGAGATGATCCCGACGAGGGTCTCCGTCTACGAGTCCGGTCACGGCTACACCTGGTGGGACGTGTCGCGTCCGAAGGACGTGCCGGAGATGTTCAAGGTCGTCGTGGTCCCGCGCACCGACCAGTCCGGACCGGCGTACAGATATGCGGAGACGATGGACCGCGCGGCGCGCGCCGTCCAGGACGCGATGATCCTCGAACAGCAAGGAGGCGGCGGATGATCCTCTGCGACGTCCTGTTCTGCCGGAACGAGGCCGTACGGACCCTCACGTCCGCTGCGTGTTCGGTCTGCACAAGTGGGGAGGAGGCGCCGATGCCGCCCGGCTGGTACCTGTGGTGGGCCGACTACCGGCGCTGCGTCCAATGCGGCGCGTACGAGGCGCGGACGATCGACACACCGTGGCAACGGATCCTGTACAGGAGCGACGAGCCGTGACAGTGTTCGTCGCGATACACCGCACACACGACTCCACCGGCATCCTCGGCATCTTCTCGACCGAGGAGGCGGCGTGGGACCGCTTGTGCCGGGACGACTGCGTAGATCCGTCGTATGCGGCGTACGTCGTGGAACGGTTCGAGCTGGACGTCGAGGTCGACGAGTGACCGAGTCCTCCGCCGTCCGCCTGTTCCTCACCTCGCTCGAGGCGGTCCGCAAGGACGGCACCGGCTGGACCGCGAAGTGCCCGGCGCACGCCGACGACAAGAACTCCCTGCACGTCGCCGAGGGCGACGGCGGCCGCGTGTTGCTCAAGTGCCACGCCGGGTGCGCCGTCCAGGACGTCGTCAACAAGGCCGGCCGGTCCATGGCGGACCTGTTCCCGCCGGAGCTCCGCAAGGCCACCTCCGGAGCCGACGGACCGACCGTGGGCGGCGTCGGCCGGAAGCCCGGCCGCTCGTTCGGCGAGCCCACCGCCTGCTACGACTACACCGACGAGCAGGGTGCCCTCCTGTTCCAGGTCCAGCGTGACGCGGAGAAGAACTTCCGCCAGCGTCGGCCCTCCCACCTCGAGCCGCCGGCTGATCCGTGGATCTACGACGTGCGCGACGTGCGCAAGGTCCCCTACCGGCTCCAGCAGCTCGTCGTGGCCGTCGACCTCCAGGCGCGTGCCAAGTTCGACCAGCCTATATTCGTCGTCGAGGGTGAGAAGGACGTCGCCACGCTCGAGTCCTTCGGCCTGGTGGCCACCACCAACGCCGGCGGCGCCGGCAAGTGGACCGCCGACCACGCGAAGCCGTTCGCCGGCGCCAAGGACGTCGTCGTCATACCGGACGCCGACGCGCCTGGACTCAAGCACGCGCGCGCGGTGGCCGCCACGCTCCGCCCCACCGGCGCCCGCGTGCGGATCCTCCGCCTCCCGGACGCGCGCGAGAAGGCCGACGTCACGGACTGGGCCGCGGCCGGCGGCACCTCCTCCGCGCTCCTCGAGCTCGTGCGCACCCGCACCCTGCCGCCCGGCTGGACGTCGGTGCGCGGCCTCATCGACACCGACATGGCGGACGTCGAGTGGCTGATGGATGGGTTCGTCTCGGCCGGCTCCGTCACGATCCTCTCCGGCGACTCGGCGGCGTGGAAGTCCTGGGTCACCTGGGACATCGCCGTCGCCATGGCGCTCGGCGCCCGGTGGGTCGGCCGGTTCCCGACGCGGAAGTCCCGCGTGATGATCCTCTCCGCCGACGAGCCGCTCCGCGAGACGCGCCGGAAGCTGGCGTGGCTCGTGGAGTGGGCCGCGCCGAACGGGACGGCCGCCGCCCTGGCCACCGACATCTGCGTGCACGGCCTGGAGACTGAGCTCACCGACGAGGACACCCTGACCGAGGTCCAGGAGGCGGTGGCCGAGTTCGTCCCCGACATCGTGTTCATCGACTCGATGGACGCCACGATCGCCGGCGACGAGAACAAGAAGGAGTTCTCCCGCGCCGCGCGCATGGTGGTGCGCGCGCTCCGCTCCGCCAGGCCGGACGTGGCCGTCTTCTTCGTCCACCACTGGAACAAGCCGTCGAAGGAGCGCCCGAACACCCCGGCCTCCCGGATCCGCGGGTTCAGCGGACTCCGCGCGCTCTGCTCCCACCACCTGACGATGGAACGCTCGGCCGCCGGCGCGGTCGCCACGTTCACGGTCGACAAGAACCGCCACGGGAAGGAGCTCCCGCCGTTCTCCCTGGACGTCCGGATCCAGGAGTCGCGCGGGCTCGCCTGCTTCGAGTACGCCGGCGACGCCCAGACGCCCGCCACGGTGGTCAACTCCCCGGGCGCCCAACGCGACGTGCTGGAGGTCATCGCCCGCCGCGGGTCGCCCATCCTCCAGTCGATCATCGTCAAGGAGTTGGCCGGCAAGCACCACGACAAGACCGTGCGCCGGGCCATCGGCGCCCTGTCCTTCGGCAAGCATCCGGCGCTCAAGACCGAGCGTAAAGGGAGGGACACGCTGATCGTCCTGGCCGGCGCGCCGGGGGAGCAGATGCCGGTCGAACCGGAGCCCGACCAGGCGCCGGAGGCGGCGTCATGACGAAGCTGGACATGCTAGACAGACGTGGACATGTCCAACTTAGTTCGTTGCGGCACAACGATCTAAATATGGACATATCTGGACACCGCACCCCTCGTCCGTGTCCAGATTGGAACTCGTTGCGTGACAATCTACTAAAGTGGACACCCGCGTGGGTATCATCCGTGTCCAGATTAGTTCGTTGCGGCGCAACACACTACAAGCGAAAAAACGATCTGGACACGTGGACACCCTACGGGTGCGTGAAGCGTGTCCAGCTTCGCTTCACGCCACGCACCGTGCGGGTCAGGGTTCACGAGATCATGACCGTCGAACCACGCGATTTTCACCGCCACGAAGATTTTCCTTGCACGACCGGATCACGCGGGCGTAGTACTTCGCGTCGGAAGTCGTCACGCGGCCGTCGTGGCGACGGTGGCGTGGTACGGAGACGTGGGGAGGTCGGCGATGAACCCTCGAATCTAGTCCAGCGCACGACGCGCGCGGAGGTGGTGATCCCACTTCGGCGCGCGTTCCGTTTTCCCGTCACGACGGAGGCACGGTGACTCACGAATCGGTGCACAAGGCGATCAGGAAGCTGTGGGACGAGATCAAGCTCATCGAGGAGCAGGAGTCCGACCTCAAGATCCGCGCCAAGAGCCTGAAGCTCCAGCGTGAGGCGAAACTCGCGAAGGTGCGCAAGCTCGGCTCGCTCGACAAGGGCCAGATGGCGCAGCTCGAGCTGATGGACTTCGACAAAGACGTCGCGCGGATGGAGGAGCAGTGAGGCGCGTCCACCCCATGGCGCGGATCCACCACGCGCGTGCGCGTCAGTTCGGTGTCATGGCCGCCTTCCTGGCGGCCGTTGGTATGGCCGATCCAGCGATGAAGGCCGAGGTCGAGCGCCGGCGCCGGAAGCGCGGTCAGCGTCACGTCCCGAGCACCGAGGCCAAACCGAAGGATTCGTTCCGCGGCTGGTGCGGGATCAAGAAGGTCCGGATGGTGCGCGTCGGCCCACACTCGCAGCGCGCACGGGCTACGCGCCGGTTCCCGATCACGCGTCCGACCAGTTTCGCCGACGTCGTGCGGGACGCTGTGCGTCAGACGGAACGGGAGCTCGGCCCGAATCCCGTGATGGCCGACCGCGCGCTCGGGTTGGAGGACCGATGAGATCCTGGTGTCGGTGGCCGCCGGTCGTCCTCGTCGCCGTGCTGACGATGGCGGCCGTCATCGTGGCGTTCTCCGGTTGCGGAGACGACCAGCCGTTCGCCGTCGCACCCGCTCCTCACCAGGCGGTCCCTGCGATCTCGGACACCACCCACGCTCCCTGCGACACGACCCGCCACCACGATCACGGCCACTACGGTGAGGACCGGTGACGTGGTTCGGCGGGTTCGTGGTCGGGGTCCTGTCCGTCGTCGTGGTGATCGCCCTGTCTCTGTGGGTCATCGACCAGGTCGCGAAGGGCGAGGACTGACGTGCCGCGTGTGGTGCGCATGAGCGAGGAGGCGGCGGCCGTCTCCAACAAGCCGGATCCGACGACGCACGAATCCATCCTGAACGTGTTCTCCTACCACGCCCCGACGCACGAGAAGTCCACGAAGTACGACGCCCTCCGTTCCGCCGCCGCCGACCTCGCGCTCGAGATCGCGCGGCTCTGTCCCAAGTCCGCCGACCGCACCGTGGCGTTGCGCAAGGTGCGCGAGGCCGTCATGTACGCGAACGCGTCGGTAGCGCTCGACGGGGAGTCGATCCGGTGACGCCGACATCCCTGGATGCCGGGCGTTCGCACCACACCACGCGCATCGTTGAGACGTACCTGTCGGACGAGGCGGAGCGCCGGAAGATCCGTATTCCGGCGCGCGTTTCGGTGTTCGTCCAGTACAACGCCGCGAGTGCGACCGAGATCCTCGTGCTGAGGTGCGGTGACTTCAAACGGGACTACGTCGTCGACGGGCGGATCTACGGCTACACGCCGCAGCTCGACGACTTCCTCGACCAGCTCGAGCGCGAGCTCCATCCCGACCGGTGGGCGGCGCCCAGTGTCTGAGTACCCGACGGCGCTCCGGTACTGGGCCGGCGTGCCTACGGAAACCCTGTCGTTGCCGATCCTCTGGATCTCGCCGCGGTCCGGGATCCGGAACGGCCACCTACGGTGGATCGGCGTGGTTGAGGTGTTCTGGGCGGCTTGCATCGGAGCGTACGGCGATCGTGAACTGTCGATCGGTGTGTACTGGGGCAGGTTGGCGCAACACCATCGTGGGCTGTCCTTCATCTGGCGGAGGAAGCAGCGGTGACCGCCATGGAGCTCACCCACTACGCCACCTGCTCTCTCGCGCGTATCGGCCGGCTGTCCGATCCGGTGCTCTCCCGCGAGGACCTGCTCCAGGTCGCGTCCATCGGCATCTCCGCGGCCGCTGCGGCGGGAGTCGTGGATCCGCCGCTGCTCGTCACCGCCGGGCGTCGGCAGGTCCTGGACGAGCTGCGCCGTTTCGTCGGTCGGCCGAGCCGCGGACAGCGTAAGCCGCGCCCAATCTCCCTGGACGCGCTCACCGGTCGGGACGGCGAGCCGCTCGTCGACGTCATGGACGTGTACGCGCGGACGGATCCGCGGGACGAAGCCGTCATCCTGCCGCGCGTGGCGCGCGCGATCGCGTCGCTTCCGCGGGCGCAGCGTGCGGTCGTGGACGGCCTGCTGGCCGGTCTGACCCAGGCGGACCTGATGCGCCAGCTCGGCATCACCGACTCCGGCGTGAACCTGAACTATCGGCACGCGCGCGAGAACATCCGGCGCCGGCTCGGGCTGGAGGCCGCGTGAACGCCACCACGCCGTACCTCGTTTCGATCCGCCGGCACGTGCCGATCGCCGGTCCGTACCTGTGGGACGTCGGGCCGTCGAGGCAGATCCTGACGTTGAGGACCCGCGTCAACGGCGTGCAGTACGGCGCGGAGATGGAGGTCACCGACGAGTTCCTCGCCGACTCGACGTACGGCGAGCGCATCTTCCCGCATCTCGAGCGCGAGCTCATCGAGAAGGTCAACGAGCGGATCCGGGAGGACGCCTGATGGCCGAGCGCGGCTCGTACGTGGACGCGGCCGTGCGTGGGACCGGTCCGCCGGACGCGCGCACCTGGCGCAGCCTCGCCGAGGAGCAGCTCGCCTCCCCGTTCGCGGCGCCGGGCGACAAGGCGGCGATCGCGGCGCAGCTCCTCCTGGTGGAGGCGATCGAGGCGTTGCGGTGCGAGCTCACGCGGGACGACCGGGCGCGTACGTTCGGTCGGAGCATCCTGTCGCGTCCAGGTCCCACGAATCGGGACGTACCGGACTGGGCCGTGGTCGCAAGCGTCGTGCTCAAGTGGCCGAGCATGGGTGTGTTCGCACCGGAGATCCGTTTCGCGGAGGATTCCACGATGGGGCAACGTAAAGCCGTCGCAGCCGCCGTACAGGACCTACTCGAGCGGCTGGAACGTGAAGGTGTCACGTGAGGGACTGGACGCGGGAGGAAGGTCCTCAGTGCGCGTGTTCGGAGTCCACCCACACGCACGACCACGCGCGGAAGGCGTGCGGGCAGCCGGTCGCCGGCTACGCGCTCGTGCCGTTGCGCGGGGATCCTGCCTACCGGAAGTCCGACGTCCGGTTCCGTCGGACGCAGATGTGCGCGCACTGCCTGATCGTGTTCGCGTTGTCCGAGAGGGAACGCGAGCGTAGGACCGCACGGTTCGTGGAGCGCGCCGCGTGATCGACCTCACGTTGCCGGCGCCTCCGGACACGGTGTTCAAGACGCCTTGGACTCAGCGGTCCCCGGTCGTGGACATCGACTTCGAGACGTTCGTGTACGGGTACGCCGCGATGCTGTACGGTGACGCGAGGACGCGCCGCGATCCGGTCACAGGCTTGTCGCACGACCGCGCGCGTACGAAGTTGGTGGTGGAGTGGTGGCGGTTCTGCACGTGGATCCGTCTGTTGGCGTCGGAGGTCGTATGATGCTCGTCCTGTTGATCGTGCTCGGCCTGGTCGTCTACTTCTTCCCGACGCTGTGCGCGCGTCGGAACCGGAACGTCGTGGCGATCGGCGCGCTGAACCTGTTCCTCGGCTGGACGCTGGTCGGGTGGGTTGCGGCGCTGGTGTGGGCGCTCGCGTTGGACCGGGAGGAGTTGGCGTGAGCTACGTGGAGGAGGTGGAGCGCATCGTCCAGGAGGTCGTCTCCGGACGGAAGACGTTCCGGGAGGCCAGGTCCGACATGCTGTGGGCGAAGGTCGACGAGGTCGCCGAGAAGGCGCGCCGTCTGGTCGAGGAGATCGACGCGGACATCCGTTGGTGGGGTTACGACCTCGACGGACAGGTCGCCTTCCGTGCGGCGCACCCCGAGCTCTGGCCTCCGCGGACGCCGGAGCAGGACGCGTGGCTCGACAAGGTCAAGTACCTCTCCGGTCCGATCACCGACGCGATGCGTGCCGAGTACGACGCGCTGCCGGCCAACCCGGCGCCGTGGACGCCGGAGCTGCGTGCCGAGTACCTGGCGTTCGGAGCGAACGTGGACCTCCTCAAGGACCAGTCGACGCGGCCGGCGCGTGCCGACGGGTCGAAACCGTCCGGGATCCCGGACGTGGCGATCAACGAGGCGAAGGCGCAGCCGGCCGGTACGGTGGGCCGCACGTCGTACGAGGCGCTCATGCGCGGAAGGGGGCTCGAGCCGTGACGCCGACTCCGGCGCACCTACGTGTCGGACCGGACGAGGTCCTCTGCTGGTGCGAGGAGTGCGGGTTCGTGTTCATCATGTCGGCGAAGGACCTCGCCTGCTGCCGCGAGCAGAAGGAACGGCGGGACAAGGATCCCGTCTCCATGTCTCCGCGTGCGGGCGCGGTCCTCTGCCCGATGCACGGAGTGGTCGCATACCAGGACGCGGTCGCACGACGGCGGTTGCCGCCGGGGTCGCGTCCCGGAGTGACGGTCATGTCGACGCCGTACGGTTCGTTGCGCAAGTTCGACCAGGTCGTGAGGGATATGACCAGTGCCGCGGTCCGATGCGGTGAGGCTTTTGACAACCTGCGCCGTGCGAGCGACGCTTTTGACGATCAGTACATCGTAGACGACGTACTTGGAGATCCGCGCGGCACGAACGCACGGCGCTATGACGCGTGGTTGCGTCGACAGATGGGTCCAGGAGGGATCGTATGAAGACGCGTTGGGTGATGATGGTCCTCGCCGCGCTGCTGGTCCTGGCCGTCGCGCACCCGGTGCGTGATCCGAACGGCAGGATCCACCGGTCGCACGCGGCGGTCCACCGCTTCGAGGTCGCGACCGGCCATCCGCACGGTTGGAAGGGTCACATCGTCGACCACATCGTCCCGCTCGCCGACGGCGGTCCGGACGATCCGATCAACATGCAGTGGATGACCGTCAGGGACGCGAAGGCGAAGGACCTGGTCGAGCGGTTCCCGGCGGAGCTCGTGAAGGAACGCGCGGAGCTCGAGGCGCGGCGGTCCGCTCCGCACGTGAGCCGGATGCGATGACGTGGAAGACGCGCGCCGTACCGCCGCCGAAGGGCGTCTCCAAGGAGTCCTACGGCCGGCCGGTGGCCGCGCTGACGGACGGAGGCGGACCGGCGGTCGGACGACCTGGAAGCGTCGGGGTCGTCGAACCGGGCGCGTCGGGAATGACGACCGGCTACTGGAACGCCGGCGACGTGCTGTACGCTACGGCGAAGGTGCGGACGCGCGAGGGGTTGGTCGTCCGTCACGTGCCGGTGGCGTGCGGCCCGGAGTACCTGCGGTCGGCGGAGGCGATGGAGCGCGCGAAACAGCTCGCGGTGGGGGAAGCGGAGCGGCGGAGGGGCAATTGATGGTGGGCGCTTGACGGCCACAGCGGACGAGTCACCCGATAGCACCACAGGTTGGTGCAGCCGTCCGAACGTGTGCGAGGCGAGCGCCTACCACCTGGCATCACTCACGAAGGAGGTCGTGTGACGCATCATCGCCAGCACCACTCGCCTGTCCACCAGCCGCCCCACCGCACGCCGCGCGGAGTCTACGTGCTGTGGACGGCGGCCGCGCTCGTCCTGGTCCTGGTCTGCATCGTCGTGCAGAACTACCACCCGAAGCCGCTGCCGATGAAGGTGGCGCCCACGCCGAGGGTCGTCGGCGTCGGGACGATCGGACCGTCCGTGAGGATCCACGGTGACACGACGGTCGTGTCCCATTCTAGCATCCACGTGAATCCGCACGGCGGCCCAGTCCATCTTACGCCGTACGCTGGCAGGTTCCCGACGGCCGACGGCGACACGATCGTCTACTCGCAGGGTGTCGAGATCGCACGGATCCACGGTGACGTGAAGGTGCACGTCGGGGGAGACCCGGTGAGCCGGGGCTGGCAGCATCGTCGTCACGTGCGGCGGATGCGGTCGGCGCGCAGGGTGGCCACGGTCAACAACGCTGCGCTCCCGCCCGACGCGCACCAACCCTCACCGGACAGGTATATATACCCTGTCCGTAGTGAGGGTTGCGGTACGCCGTGGTTGGGATGGTTGGCCGGCGGCAAGCGCGGCGCGTCGCCGTGTTGCGATACGTGCCTGGAGTTCTGACGTGGCGGATCTCCGCGGAGACGGCGCATCCGCGTGGATGCCGGACCAGCAGTTCGACGAGCTCGTGGAGCGGTTGCGGGGGATCCAGGACGACCTGAAATGCGTGGACAGGAAGCTCAACCTAATCATCCGGATCGGAGGGTACGAGATGAGCCTGGCGGACGATCTGAACGTCAAGTTGCAGGCGTTGGCGGCGGAGCAGGCGCAGAACGCGAACGTGGTGGACTCGGCGAAGAAGACGCTCACGGTGCTCGTGGGCGAGGTGGCCGACCTCACGGCGAAGCTGACCGCCGGCGCGACGGTCACGCAGGCGATGGTCGACCAGGCGCAGGGTCTCGTGGACGCGTTCACCGCGAACACGAACGACCTCGCCTCCGGCATCGCGAACGTGCCGGCTCCGCCCGCTCCTCCGGCGCCGTAGGAGGTATTTTAGGTGCTCGACCAGGTGGCCGGCGTGACACAACCCACAATCGAGGTGTGCGACAGCTCGATCGCGGTTGCCACGGAGTCGCGGAGTTCCGTAGGGGATCTCTCCGCGACGTGGCGTGACGAAACGCAGCCGGCCGCCGGTCCGCACCGAGGAGACGCATGACGTCGCGTGGCGACACGACGCCCTGGATCAAGGTCCGCGAGCGACCGTTCGGTTTCCTGTGCGAGCGGTGCGGGTCGAAGGACACGCCGCAGCTGCCGGCGTCGCCCACCGAGCTCGTGCGGCGCACGAAGGAGTTCGTCAAGACGCACTCCCGTTGTCGGGATAAGGAGGTGGTCCGGTGATGGAGCCGCGTCCGTCGGAGTTGTGGTGGTACGTCGTGGTCGCAGCCGCGCTCGGATTCGGCTGGTCGTTCGGCTGTGCGCTGTTCCAGGTCGTCGTCAACCTGTTCAAACGGAGGCCGTGATGGGGGACTACCGGATCACGATCGAGGCGGTCGGCAACCACGGCTGCGGCCGCGAGGCGAAGGACGGCGAGGTGGTCAAGCGGTGCGGGATGCCGTACTGTGTGGACTGTCAGGCCGAGGCGTTCGTCGCGCAGCTGAAGCGCGGCGAGAACGTGAAGGTGGCGAAGCTCGAGCACTGGCCGGTGCCAGGGGCGGCCGGTACGACTCGCACGGAGAATCCTGGTCCGGTGGACGACCTGATCACCGGCACGCGCAGCGGGTCGTTCACGCCGTGAAGACGGTGGCGATCTGTCCGGAGTGCGGCAACCGGTTCGAGTCGGACATCCTGCTGACGGCGAACGAGTACGACCTGCATCCGTCCGCCACGCTGGCCGGAGCCGGCGCCGCGCGGGTCCAGGATCTACGCACCGCGCCGCGGGTCACGATGAGCTGGCGGATGCTGGCGTTCGCGGCCATCTGCGGGGCCGCGCTCTGGTCGTTGGGCGTCGTCTCCGCGATCGCGATCTGGGGGAAGGCGCACCCGTGAGTAAGTTCCGTTCCGTTCCGGTGGACTTGTCACCCGCCGGTGCATCGTCACACGATCCGACCCCGACGGAGGACAAGGCCAAGAGCTAGTTGATCCGAAGGATAGGGCGGCGCACGGTCGGCTGCGGATTGGGAGGGGGCCATGACATGGTCCCCTATTCGTGCCATCGGGGCCGTGTGTCCGCCCGCTTCTGCCCGGGGTCGGCGTGAGGGAACGTCCCGCCGGCGCGGCCGTCATCCGTCCGCGGAGCAACTTCGACCGCGAGATGGCGCGGCTCGAGCAGAAGCGCATCTGGGAGTTCACCCCGGACGCCGTCGACCTGGACATCCACATCGCGACCGAGGCGCTCGCGATGGTCGAGGCGACCGACGAGTCTGGGAAGCCGCTGTGCCCGCCCGCCGTCCGGCTCCGTGCGATGGAGCTCATCCACACGATCGTCAAGGAGACGTTCGTCGACCGGACGATCCCCACGGTCTCCCGCGTGGAGGCCGCGGCCGCCGTCATGGCGCTCCCTCCGCCCGCCGGCTACGTCGCCGAACCGCTCCCCGGTCAGACCGAGCAGGACTCCAAGGCCGAGTCGATCACGCTGCTCAGACAGGTGCTCGCGCGCCAGGGCGAGGTGCTCATCCGGTTGCAGGCGCTCGAGGCGGCCGGAGCGGCGCCGGCGGAGGATGGGGACGCGCCTGTCAAGCCGCGGTTCGGCCTGGTGCTCCTGCGACGCGAGGAGGACGACCGTGCTGCCGGCTGACGTCCAGCTCGACGAGTCCTACGTGGACGCGGTCCGGCGGAACAAGGACCTCCAGCGGCAGATGTGCGACCCACGGGAGAACCCCGACGCGGCCGCGTTCTTCGTGTTCAACTTCTGCTTCACCCAGGACGAGGAGCAAGGCGGACGGATCGCGCTCCTCCCGGATCCGCGGCGCAGGCCGCACGGGCTCGCCTTCCTCGAGGCGCTGGACCGGCCGCGCACGGCCGCGGTGCCGAAGAACCTGCACGACGAGAAGTCCCGCCGGATGTGGCACACCTGGATCGCCTGCTTCTACAACCTCTGGGCGCTCCAGTGGGTGAAGGGTTACACCGCGCTCCTCATCTCCGCGAGCGAGGACCACGTCGACGACAGCGGCCGTAGCGAGAAGACCAAGACCTTCTCCATGTTCTCGCGGATCCGCTTCGCCTACGAGCGGCTTCCCGACCACGTGCGCCGCGGCGTGAACTTCGCGTTCATGAGCGGCGTCTGTCCGGAGAACGACGCCTGGGTCATGGGACGCGCGCCGACGAAGACCGCCGGACGAGGCGGCGGGTTCGGCCGCGCGTTCGTGGACGAGTGCGCGCACATCGAGTGGATGCGCGCGATCCACACCGCGTTGGACCCCGCCTGCAAGCACGGCAAGGTCTACATGTCCACCGTAAACGGTCCGGACAACGTGTATGCGGAGATCAAGAAGGAGCGTCGGGATGGATGGGACTTCTTCGAGGCGGACTGGAAGGAGGATCCGGACAAGACGGTCGGGATACGCGAGACGGAGCCGGGACCGGAACGCGAGCGGTACGGCAGTCACGTCTCGCCATGGTTGATACGGGCCACCGCGTCGCTCAACTCCGAGGACATCGCCCAGGAGTACGGCCGGAACTACGAGAAGTCGACCAAGGGCATGATCCTGCGCGAGTACAGCCGGTCGCTCCACGTCCGTGCGATCGGTGACCCGCGCGGTCCGCTCACCTACGACCCGACGCTCCCGCTGCACGTCGCGTTGGACCTGGGCCACGCCCGGAAGATGGTGGCGCTCATCTCGCAACCGATCGGGATGCGTAAGCTCCGGTTCATCGGCGAGTACTTCGGAGAGTTCCGCAACTCACCGGACAACGCCAAGGCTCTGAAGGAGAAGATCCTCAGTCTCGGCTACCGCGGCCAGCTCGGTGACGTCGTGTTCACGCCGGATCCGAGCGCGATGAACGACGAGGTGGGATCCGGCCTGGCGCAGGCGTCATGGTACCGGGCTGTCGGGTTCGAGAACATCGCGTTGCCGCGGATCATCGGACCGGACTCCGTGCGGCTCGGGAACGACGTCGTACGAGCCCTGTTCGCGCGCAACATGATCGAGATCGACGAGGCGGCCTGCCCGCAGCTGATCGACGCGATCCCGTCCTACCGGTTGCCGATCGACCGCGCCAGCGGCGAGATCACGTCGAACAAGCCCATCCACAACATGGCCTCCCATCCGGGCGACACGCTCCGCTACGCCGTCACCGTTATCTGGACCGCGGACGACCTGCCCTACGACGGGTTCATCGGCGAGGAGAGTTCGCTCGAGAGCGCGCCGGTGCGCGCGTACGCGTCGCCGGAGAACCGGGAACCGGAGTTCACGGACGGCAAGGTGCGCTCCGGGCAGCCGACGCACGAGGACGACGACCTGGACGTGTTCGCATCCATCGCATCCGACAAGAGGGTCTTCTAAATGGTGCTCGAGGCGGTTCCGCCCGATCTCGACCTGCTCGAAACACCGGAAGGCGGCAGCGGCGTCACCCTGCTCGGTGGCACGCTCTGGCGGATCGAGGACTACAACCAGGACCTCAACGGCCAGAACGGCACGCGGATCTTCGAGAAGATGCGCCGCGGGGATCCGGACATCTCCTCCGGTCTGTCCCGGCTCATATGGCCGCTCCTCTCCGCGGACTGGCACTTCGAGCCGGCGTCCGACTCGGCCGTCGACAAGGAGGCGGCCGACTACTGCGACAAGTGGATCTTCGGAGTGGGGCGCACCGATCCGTTCGCGATGAACAAGCAGGACTTCCTCCGGCACGCGCTCCTCATGGTGTCGGACGGCGTCTCCGCGTTCGAGATGGTGTGGGGCCGCGACCACGACGGGCACGACGTCATCGGGCGGTTCATCCCCATCCTCCCGAAGACGATCTGGAACTTCCAGTTCGAGGACGTGCCGGGCGGCGGTCTCCAGTTCCTCCAGCAGCGCGCGTGGATCCTGGGTCACGGTTACGAGATCGCGAACATCCGGGCGGAGAAGCTCGTGCTGTTCGTGTTCGGCCGGGAGGGCGACAACCTGTTCGGCTGGCCGATCCTCCGCGCCGCGTACAAGCCGTGGTTCCACAAGGAGACGATGGAGATCATCGACGGCATCCGCATCGAGCGGAACGGCGTCGGATTCATGGTCATCACGGTGCCGGCGAGCTCGAAGAAGAACGTGCGGGACGCCGCGAAGAAGGTAATGACGGAGATGCGCGCCAACCAGCGTAGCGGCGCGATCGTCGAGGAGGGTACGAAGGTCGAGATCCTCTACCCGAGCGGCGGGGATCCGAAGATCGTCGAGTCGCTAGACTTCCGCCGGTCGCAGATCCTCCAGGTGCTGATCTCCGAGTTCGTCGAGCACGGCGCCCACTCGGCCGGCTCCCGTGCGTTGGTGTCGTCGAAGATAGAGTTCCTGCTCATGTGCCTCCAGGGGCTCGGCACGTCGGTGTGCGAGGTGGTGAACCGTCAGATCGTGCCGCAGCTCATCGGGCGACGGTGGGGATGGTCCTTCCAGCGGCCGACGCTCGTGGTGGACGACATCTCGAAGAAGTCGGGCAAGGACATCGCCGACTGGATGGCGCCGCTCGCCACGCCCGGCATCAACCTGCTGAACTGGACGCCGGAGACCGAGCAGTACATCCGGCGCACCGGCCAGTTGCCGCTGATCCCGGATGACGACATGAAGGTCCTCGAGGAGATCCATCAGGCGGAGCTCCAACAGAGGCTGAAGACCGCGTTGAACCCTCCGGCCCCTCCTCCGGCGCCCGCGGTTCCGACGCCCGTACCTGGTGCCGACGTCAAGCCGGTGGCCGCCAAGCCGGCGCAACCGAAAGTGCCGGGGATCCCCGCGGGCGCCGAACGGCCGCTAGAGGGTCAGCTCGTCACCGGCTTGTGGCGGCAGCCGTTGCCGCACGAGCAGTTCTCCGACCTGCCGGGCATGAAGAACTTCCTGGTCTCCGAGCCGAAGCGCGTCTGGAAGAACGTGGTGGGGCCGATCCGCGCGACGATGGCGCGGCAGGTCGCCACGAAGATCTCCAGGATGAACGTCTCCGAGCTGCGGAAGGGTCGCGTGCCCACCTGGCCGCAGCGCGGCAAGCTGGCCAGCAAGCTCGAGGCGACGTTCATCGGCGCCTACCAGCGCGGCCGCCGGGAGGTGGTCGCCGAACGGAACCGGTTCCTGGCCTCGAAGGGGAAGTCGCAGCCGGCGATCGCCGCGTACCCGAACGCCGGAGACGGTGAGACCGACACGCAGCCGTCGGCCGCGCAGCTCGCCTGGGTCAAGACCTGGGTCGCGTCCTTCGTGTCGGGCATGGTCGACAGCATGAACAAGCGCGGGATGGACGCCGCGATGATCGCGCGGGACGCCGGCGTACCGACGGACGAGGAGCAGATGCGGGTCGAGTCGGCGATGAACGACCTGTCGGAGAACATCATGACGGCCGAGCTCGCCGGTGACCTGAACCACGCGTTCGTGAACGGCCGGAACGACCAGGCGATGTCGATGAAGGACCAGATCGAGACCGCCTACTACACCGCCGCGATGGACGAAGGCACCGAGGAGTGCGAGGACCAGGGCGGCACGTGCGCGCTCCTGGACGGGGACGAGCACGAGATCGGCGATCCCGACTACGCCACGCCGAATCCCGACTGCGCGTGGCCGGCCAACTGCCGGTGCGTCGACACCTACGCCTGGGTGGACAACACGGGCGGCGGTTCGCTCGGCAGTGAGGACCAGCTCGCGGCCGCGCGGCAGGCGGCCAACCCGAACCACGTGCCGGCGGGTTCCCCGGAGGGTGGACAGTTCACCACCGGAGACGGTCCGATCAGCGCGGACCAGCAGTACTGGGAGTCGCACCTGTCGCCGCGACAGCAGGAGCGGTTCGAGAAGTGGTCGCGGAACGACCTGGACTCCGACGGCATCGACGCGCTCGAGCGCGACATGACCTACGCGCCGGGCTACGAGGGGACGGTGTACCGCGGGCTCACGTTGCCGGACGAGAAGGAGTGGAAGGGCGCGAGTCTCACGCCCGGGTCCGTCGTCACGTTCGACCGACCGGTCTCCGCCAGCAAGGAGCGCGGCGTGGCGGAGTCCTTCGCGAGCGGCTCGTTGGGCGACAACCCGGTGGGCGTCGTGATGTCGTTCAACACGAAGGCCGGCGCGGTCGACATCGAGCGGCTCGTCTCCCCGGCGTACGAGCAGGAGCGTGAGGTAGTAATCCGCGCCGGCTCGAAGTTCAAGGTCGTGAACGTGGAGGACAAGGAGCTGAACAAGTACAAGGGCGCCCCGGTCCGTTACAGGTACGTCGACCTCCAGGAGGTCGCGTCATGAAGAAGGTGCGTGTGGAACGGTTCGGGTCGAGCCTGAAGGACTTCCTGTCCATGGTGACGGTCGCGCCGGCCGCGAAGAAGACGCAACGCGTGCGGGAGGGATACAACCCCTACCACGTCCCGGCCGGATCACCGGGAGGCGGCCAGTTCACGAGCGGAGACGGAGGTGGCGCCGGTTCGGAGGGCGTGAAGACCGACGCGGCGGCCCGGGACCGGTACGTCAAGGAGGTCTCAAAGTACGTCGACGACCCGCACGTGGTGCAGCAACTCGCGGACGCGCAGGCGAAGGCCGACGCGATCCCGCGCACCGATACGATCAACACGCCGGAACGGCTCGCGCTCCGTGAGGACGTGGCGCAGAACACGTACGGCAACGGAGCGCGGAACAAGGACTCGGAGGCGTGGTTCGTGACCGGCCTGCCGGCGTCCGGGAAGAACGCGGCGATCTCCAACCCGCTCATGGAGAAGAACGGCGCGATGCTGATCGACAGTGACGAGATCAAGTCGCAGCTGCCGGAGTACGCCGGCGGGATCGGAGCGGCCGCCGTGCACGAGGAGGCGACGATGATCCAGACCGCCGTGCTCGAGCGCGCGGTGAACGCCGGGGACAACATCGTGATGCCCCGGGTCGGCAAGTCGTACGCGGGGATGGAGAACGACATCACGATGTTGCAGAAGGCCGGATACAGCGTGCACCTGGTCTACGTGGACGTGCCGGACAAGATGGCGATCCAGCGCGCGGTGGCGCGCTTCCAGAAGACCGGTCGGCTCGTCTCCGTGGAGTACATCCACTCGGTGAACGGGCACCCGCGCAACACGTTCAACAAGCTGCGGGCCGCCGGGATCGGCGACTCGTTCTCGGCGTACGACAACTCCGGTCCGAAGGGATCGACGCCCAAGAGGATCCTACTGTGACTCCGGCCATCCCGATCACACCGAAGCAGCGGATGAACCAGACGTTGAAGGAGCTTTCGGACGCGGCCGCCAAGCGTGCGCCTCGCGTGCTCACGCCGGACCAGGAGGAGCAGACGAACGACGCGAGCATCACCGACGGGATCCGGCGGGCGCTGGATCCACCCAAACGGGAGGACCAATGAGGACGCGCAGAGCGGTGGCGAAGGCGGTGTTGGTGGTGTTGGGGCTCACGCTGCTGGCCGGCGTCGCGGCCGGGGACCGGACCTTCCGCACGTTGGCGACGCTGCGCACGAAGGTGCGCGCCTACGTGGGCGCCACCCCGCAGCAGTACGACACGCTCGCCTGCAACCCGGGCGAACGGATCGAGCTCTCCAGCTTCACGTTCTTCGGCGACGACTCGGCGATGACGCCGACCCTGAACGTGTCGTTCCAGACGCTCAACTCCAAGACCACGGTCCTGAAGATCACGCCGCAGGCGTTCACGGCGAACCAGCACCTCGAGTTCGCCTTGCCGCTCACGCCGGTCGTGTTCCCGAAGGACTCGACGATCCTGATCTACTACAACATCACGAGCGCCGCGCCCGGGACGTTGGACACGCTCGGGATGATCACGACGTACCGCGTCCAACCTTACTGAGGGGAGGGATAGACCCATGCCGTTCGCGTCGCTCGACCAGATACCGCCGTACGTGAAGGTGAGGAGCCGCAAGGAGCAGCACCAGTGGATGGCGATCTGGAACAGCGTGTTCCGGAAGACCGGCTCGGAGAAGCAGGCGTACATGGCGGCCAACGGCGCGGTGAACCTCTCCCGTGACGAGATCCACGGTGAGCCGCCGATCACCTGTTTCGCCTCGTGCGTGTTCCCGGACTGGGAGGCCGCCGGCAGCTACGAGGTGCAGGTCATGCGCACCGGGCTCTGGAAGGACCACCCGGAGTACGGTGACATCCTCATCACGAACGGTGACCTCGCGGAGGCGGTCCGGAACTTCCGTTCCTCGTCGCTCAAGCCGTTCCTCGACTACAACCACGCCATCACCGCGCGCGACGTGAAGCCGGGCGACCAGGAGGCCATCGGGTGGATGGCCAACATGTGGATCGAGAACCTGGACGGCGAGACGCTCGAACCGGCCCAGGCCGAGGAGGCGAAGGACGGCGTCCTGGTCCTGAAGGCCCAGTACGAGGTGAATGCGGAGGCGAACGAGAAGATCCGCGAGAAGAAGTACGCGCTGTTCTCGCCGACCTGGTACCGGATCTACCAGAACGAGGAGACCGGCGAGTACCAGGGCATGACCGTCATCGGCGGCGCGGCGACGAACGTGCCGTACTTCAACGGGATGCAGGGGTTCATCGCGATCGCCAACTCCCGCGTGGAGGCGCGTGCGATGCAGAACATGCTCCCGCAGGCGATGCTGAACGTCACGCCTCCGGAGGACATGGAGTTCCCCGACGCGGTCAAGGCGTTGGTCGGGCTCGGCTACGACATCGTCGAGTACTGCGAGGACGACGACGGCGAGGACGTCTACCGGATCCGGTCCACGGAGTCGGAGGACATGGTCTCGCGCGCCGCGGCGCTCGAGGCCGCCGGGTTCGACGTCGAGTACTTCTGCCAGGGCTATCCGGCGCCCGTCGGCATGGCGCGCCGCGGGCGGTACCCGCTCGAGGCGGCCGTGTGGACCACAGCGTACGTGAACAACCTTCCGGACGGATCGTTCGCGTACGTGGAGCCGGGCGAGAAGGACGGCGAAGGCAAGACCACGCCGCGGTCCAAGCGGCACCTGCCGTACAAGGACGCCGACGGCAAGGTCGACGCGCCGCACGTGCGGGACGCGCTCTCCAGGGTGGACCAGACGGACATACCGGCCGCGGCGAAGGCTGTCGCGAAGGAGAAGCTGGAGTCGGCGGCGAAGGGGTTGGGCATCGGTACCGAGAAGGAGAAGGGGAAGTCGATGGAGAAGGGGCGGGAGAAGGAGCAGGGCGACGAGAAACCGGGCACGTTCCTACTCGAACGCGCGACGACGTCGGAGCTCCCGATGCTCGAGCGCGTTCCGGTGAAGATGGACTGACCGAAAAAGGAGCCAAGGGTGGACAACCTGCGTATCGAGGCCGAGCGTATCGGCCTCCCCGCGACCGCCACCACGGCCCAGATGCTCGAGCGCATCTACGAACTTCCCCGTCTCCTCGAGAAGTCGGAAGCGGAGCGGAAGAAGTGGCAGGCGCGCGCCGAGGATCTCCAGGCGCAGTCGGTGGAGGACAAGAAGGCGGTCAAGCAGCGCGACGAGCTGGAGTGCGATCTCCTGCTCGAGAAGGCGCGCGCGTACGACAAGATCGACGAGAGCGACATGCAGTTCTACCGCGACCTCTACAAGCTCTCGCGCGAGAAGTGCATCGAGCGGCTCGACTCGCTCCGGGAGCGTAGTTGGCTCCGGAACCAGGAGTCGCTGAAGAACGCCGGGACGGATCCGCCGTCGGACGTCATGTCCGAGTTCGCGATCAAGGTCCAGGAGCAGATGAAGCTGAACAAGGGCATCTCCGAGGCCGAGGCCGGCCGTCGCGTCTTCAAGGCGAACAAGGGGATGTTCCAGCGCGTGCAGGAGGCGCGCCGCATCAAGGCCGGAACCAACGGCGACGGAGGTGACAAGTAACCCATGGCCACCCTCCGGAAGGAATCATGGATCTACGTGGGGACCGTCGCGCTGTTGGGCGGCGAGCTCCTGAAGTGGTCGTCGAAGGGGAAGGTGGACATCGCGGCCGCCGTCGGGGACATCCCGGTCGGAGTCGCGGCGGAGGCGTGCGCTGCCGGCAACGTCACGGGCCAGAACATCGGCGTGTGGGTGCCGTACCAGTTC